TGCTCGGATTACTTAATGACTAAGACGACAAAAAATGACATAGCGAACGCCTGGGAGAGGGAATGCACGCGGCCCATCGACGACATGGCGAATCAGAATGGTTTAAGAGGCACAACTGTGGACTCTTTTTTCGGCTCTAAAGGTTACGAAGTAGTCTATGCCGAAATCTTCAGGATGCGTGGCGTTGACTTTGAGAAACTATTAGCGCACCTCGACACGCTTGAATCTGTTCGTTACGACGTTATAGAAGAAATGACTTTTGCTCAGCTCCTCAGCGTGACGAATACTGTCGGTGCCATTTTTTCCATAATAGACAAGTATCAACGTGGTGGCGGCCGCGAGATATACTGCATGGACTTCTTCACCAAATTGTACCAATTTATTTGTGAGAAGCTATTTGCACACCTCTGCGGCCTCGTCGACAACGAAATCATATCAGTAGCCGCACCGAACCGCATGGAAATCATCCACTCTAAGTTTTTTGAAGACAAATCAGTTTTGCAACAATTCATAAGATACTTTCTCGTTTTCGACTGTCGCAGATGGGCGCCGCATACAGTTTTCGAGAAATACGACAACTTTGTTTACGCATTGTCACCCGTGCTACCCAAAAGTTTCGTTGAACACTATTTTTACCTATCGGCCATGATGAAAAATAAGCGGATCTACGTTAAAGAATCAATTTTGAATATTCTTTCAAAAAACGACCCTGACGAAATACTGAAACTCTTTTTCATTGACGAGCGTTTTGACGGACCGAAACATCTTCATTACTTTAAGATGAGATTTTCCTTCATGATGGGAATTTTTAATTATCTGTCGACTCTGTACCACGCTATCGCTCAGCTTGTGATAGCTGAGGTTGTCAGGCGGACCGCTCATGTTCGCGGGTCCCTCACAATCCTCTGGATGCTTGCGCATTCCGATGATAGCGGCGGGGCGATATACATGCAGACACCTATGCTGGAGGATTGTCTCATAATATATGAAATACTCATGAAGTGCGGCAATATGATGATAAGCAAGAAGAAAAGTATGGTCAATAAAGGCGTTTATTTTGAATTGCTGTCCATACTCTCCTTGTTTTCAGAACTAGTCCCTCTGCTACCTAAATTCACGAGCTCTATCGATTTTAGCCCCACGGACAAAGGTTACGGGAACGACGTGACGACAGCTATGTCTGAAAGCATGAAAGTCGTCGCGAATGGTGGCAGGCTGTCCGAGGCATATTTAGTCCAGCGAGTCAATGTAAATTATATTAGGGAGATATACGGGTTTAAACAGGACAATTACGCAATACCGTACCAAATGAGCGGGAACCCGGATAGTCATCCTGTCGCTCTGCTCATTGCAGGTACAGAGGCGGAAAATTACCGGCAGTTGCACTTCAACAATGATCGTTTTTCGAATTTTCTGCAAGGGGCGCATTTGGCAGGGCTCATCAACCCAAGTGCCAGGCTGTCGCCTGACTTGAAGTGGTCACTGAACTCTAGACTGGACACTAAACTCCGCGAGAAATTCAGCGTCATCATGAAGGCGGCGGCGGAGCACAGAAGCTGGACTCTCGACAACATGAAGTTTCGAAATCCAGTGGCTAACCTCCTATGGTACGGCAACAAGCTGGCTGATCAGTCATTCTACTCATCGATGGTAAACGAGTCCGAGGTTAAAAAATTCATACGCATAATGGGTGTCGCGAACAGAGCCAAACTAGTAAACAGTTCTGGCGAGTTTATGACTCTTGGCGACTTCTACAACATAATGCAGTCGACGCCCGACGAAAAGCTGCCACAGGCTGACATGGACCGATTGCTGCAGTTTTACACACAGTATCTCTCTCAACTGGACCACTTCTATTTCTGCGTTTCTGATTTGAAACACAACGAAAGGATATTTGAAATAGGTGTGATAACCACCAAGCCGGCTTCCATAGTAATCCGTACAGACGATATCGGAAAGAACCTGAGTGTCTCCGCCGAAATAGCCACGGTGTACAACTACGACAAGAAGTTTATATCGTTCGTCAGCGGAAGGAAAGATTACCAGAAGAAGGTCGATGCGCTGAATCGTTACATCGAATCCTACGGCTTCACTGTCGCCGAGATGTCACCAGAAGATTATTACATGCTGGCTCGAAAAATAGTAGGATCCGGCACCAAATCCTACAAAATGTATCTCAATGTTGTTTCGATGAACCGGAAGATAATCGACGTGGTCGGCATGATAGACATGATGTCGACTAACACTATCTACGGGATGAATTTAAAACTGAATGTAGCTATGGCAAAAATGCGGAATAATCTGCGGATACTCGACACCGTGAAAACACCCCGCTCAGTCGCAACTTTTCTATCTTATTACTACTGCATAAACACTCTTAAAACCCATCGTTTCGACACGGCGGATATATATGTAGAACCGCTCGATCGTATACTTGACACTCTGCTGGCCGCTGTTCCGCTGGATTGGAGGCCACTGCTGGATGACATGACGAAGCTTGACAAACAGGTGGTGCCTGCCAACTTAAATTATTGGTGCTACTGGCGAAGGCCTCAAGCGCGGGTGGGCGGCAGATACTCGGGGCCGGGCGAGCTAGTTGTGCACACTCCGGAAGCAAACATGTGCTTCTACGTGGACGGCAGCGAATGCTTCTCAGTGGACCTAGACAGGGACCATTGCGCACTCGAATTTAGTAGGTTGACATCGTGGTATCTCACCTGTATAATTTCGCCGGCTATCAGCCTCGAAACTGCACTGATATCCAGCAGTGAGTATGATGCGGACAAGCTGGTGCTGGGTCGCGACTTTAACGACGACAAATGGCTTCTCAATTACCCAACATACCAGTCGGTGTTTCTGCCTGTAGCAAACTTCAACAGGAACGTGTTGCCAAACTGGTATCAGAAAACCGTTGATAGAATCTACTCTCACGGAAAGTGTTTCTTCCAGATAGGCCCAGAAAAAGTGAACATCACTGTCATGCAACTAGAAGTTCCCGTTTCCACGGTGATAGGAAATATAGTGGATAAGAGCCGGTTTTTTTGTCAGCCGGTGGATTTCAGGAACTCCTTTAGAGAAAAAATGTCTGTGTCCATGGGGCAGCGCGCCAGGTTTTCGCCCACTGACTTTATAAAAAACATGGTGAAAAGCAAGCTCAACAAGATAACGTGCCTCTTTGAGCTGAACTGCGCCGACCCTGAACGCAACATGATGAATGCGATATATTACTGCAGCGTAAAGCAGACTTCCAGCGTATCAGTTAAGGTCACTTCGGTGGAGGATTGCATAAAACTGGGGATTAATCAAGGCGTTCAGTCCGTGCCGCCCGCCTTGTTGCAATTCGTTCCCATGTTGCGAAACGTGAACATCAATCCTTCGCTTAAGGGCGAACTGATGCAGCAAATAGAAAGCATCTTAAGTGGATCCAACATAGAAGAGGAACTCAACAGCCTGTTCGCTCTTTACAGTGTGACATCTGTTTCGGATGTCGTGGTTCAGATGCTGACAAGAGACGACCGCTTCAGGGATTCTGTGGGATGTATCATGCCTGAAGACAGCAAGAAGACGTTCTTCATCGATTTCTACAAAACGCTTTTCACTGCTTTGATTAACTTTTACAAGATAGCCATCATCGAAACACCGGCGCATAATGAAGCTAGATCAGCCACAAATGAAGACCCTTACACACTCGTGCACTCAATTGCGATCTGCACAAGCCTGCGGCGGTCCGACAGCTATCTACATTCAGGCAGCCCTTGTGTTGACCTCTGCATACGGTTGTTCGCTGACATGATAGAAACTCGAGCGAAACAATTTGAAATCGCGACGGAGAAAGAAATTTACCTAAGCACAATGCGTTTCCAAGGTTGGAGCCGTGAAGACTCTGTGAAATTTATGAGTGATATATTCAGCTCAATAATAACGATGAACACAATACGCATCAAAAAAACACTACTCCGGCCTGCTGATTTACAGCCCTACCTTACGGCATCAATGGTGCGCTTTGCCAGGAAGGACATCAAAATGTATCTGCCCAAGAAAGGCTTGTTGCCCAACAATGTAGTTTCATTAAATCACCAAGCAGCACCCAGCAGCGGTCCATTAGGAGATCTTGGAAGCACTAGAGTTTTTGTAAAAGATCGGGGTTTGATAAATGACTATGACGACGAGACGGCCCTTTCAGACTATTACGAGTCAATGGAGATGGCACAAGAAATGGAGGTGTTCAAGAACAGCGGACAAGATTACAAAAGCATCGACAAAAAGCTTGTCTGTCCGCTGGGCGATCTAGACACAATGTCGCTAGAAACCCTCGCCACTTTCAAAGGTGACAATGCTATAGTAATAACCTATTCGACACAGATACCCGACTTTGTCCTGGACCTGAGGAGCAACGTGAAAGTGACAGTGTTCGTGCCGAACCCGCCGCGAAAACGCGAAGACAAGTGGCTGGACACGCTCAGAATAACATACTTTCTGATGGTCTGGGGGAAACCGGACTCCAAAATCAAATTTGAAAATTGGCACAAGCTGGAGCATGAGCAGCTAACCCGGACAGTGGCGCGGCTCAGGGCGAATTGCTGCAGGCACCTCAACATCAATGGTGGCGCAATCCCTAAGAAAATCGCCAGCAGCATGGAGGTGGTGCAGTACTTCAAAGACAAAGCGGTTCGCCGATACGCCTCATAAACAATATTAAGTTTACGAACAAGTTGAGAAAGTGCTGACAGCAGAATACTTGCCGAAGTCAGCCAAGCTGGATTCAATTTTGGTAAGTAAGAAGTCCACAGAAAGTTTGCGAGATGTCATTGAGCGCATGGTGATGTCCGCGCCTGCCATGTTTGAGATCAAAACGAGCATGAAGATCAAACCTACGCCCTTTTCTTATGAAGCGTTCTCGGCGAGAACAGCTCATGTTGTCAGGGAGGAAGATAAAGTGTCTGTTTTGACTGACGAAAGGCTGTGTACTGAGTTAAATACACTCTCGCCGGGACTGGCGGACAGATTGGCTAAATGCGATATTACCGTCAGCAGGGGCCAGATGACCATGTTCAATGCTTTCCTAAGAGCAAAATCACTGGCTTACAAAGGGAAAGACCTACAGGCGTTGCGAAACGTCCTTAAATTGATATTAGCTAATTTTACTGTCGTAAACTCAAGCAACCAGAAGGACAATGAAATTTTAGTCGTGTTATGCCAAGCGATAGAAGATGTTTACCCTGATGTCGATACTCCCTTCAATTTTTATGAATATGAAGATGACGACGAAGCCGGCCTAGAACTGGAAATACTGGATGACGTCTTCCCGACGAAAGCAAAATACACCAGCCGCGAGAGCTCTTCAAGCTACGACCCTTAATAAGCAACATAGCAAAGAATAATAATAAAAACGTAATCGTAATCGAGG